CGGCAGTACCAGAACGCAATGTTGAGTTCAGGATACGGTCAGCAACAAACACTAACTGAGGTGGAACAACAAGCTTAGACGCTTGAACAGAGATCGTTAGACCCTTGTCATCGGTAAATGTGCTGATATCAATCAACGCATCTTCCAAGCTGGTTTCGTTCAGGTCGGCCATTGAAGCCGCACGGTTTGCAGCAGTGCCGCCACCAGCCAGTGGGTGGGCTGTATTAATCAGCGTCACTCCATCTCCACCAGTGAAGTTGGTGTCAAACGCATTGTTCAATACGTCAGCGCCTTTAACTTCTTTGGTGTTAGCCATAGATCGGGCCAGAGCCTTCACATATCGCTTGCCTAAGCTGTCATACAGATTATCTTCGACTGCTTCGTCCGTAAGAGCAAAAGCCAAACTTATTGTCTGATGCGTATACCTAGCGGTATAAGACTCAGAAGCATTGTCAAAAACAACGCCTTGGCCTTCAGTCTTAGTCGGCGCTCCGCCGAAACCAGTAATTAAAACCTCTTCTTCAAAGGCTCGCTGTGAGTCTTCGATAGCAAAGATTTCTTCGTACTCGCGGTCATATGAGTCGTAGCTCATGCCGAAAAGCGAGTTCAGACCCGGCTCTAGCTCTTTGGCTAGTTGTGCTCTTGAGATAGCCATTTTCTAGCCTCCTTATGCTAAGCCAGCGCCTTTGACGCCGAATACCGAGTTTTGAATAACTACAAGCACGTTAGTGTTCGCAGCCCCTGTGTCCGAGTTGTTCGGATCTTCTGAGATATCAATCGCCTTGATTGGCAGGGTCGTGTTGGTCGCACCAGTGGTTACGTCCAACTCAGCGCCTGAAATACCAGTCGATGTGCTACCCGCGCTGGTATAGACAATATCAAAGTTGCCGAACAGATCGGTAACTGGGAATGTGTCATCAGCCTGCACTTCGTAAACAACATCTGGGTCATCAATGATGAAAGCGATGATGTCTGAAGCATTAGTGCTTGCAGGGTAGTAGTTGCTGAATACCTGTTCACCAGAAGTCGGATCGGTGTACTGACAACCGTTAAATACGCCAACTACAGGCACTGTGCCTCCGTCAGCGTGTACTTCCACCGTACCACCAGTGACCTGAGCAACCATGTCGCCTTGAAATATGGAGGTTCCATAGTTCGCAGCAATACGATATCGACTCTGACCGCCAGTGTAAGGTGCGCCGCCAATCATTCTGACTGGCTTCATTCCAAATGCAGCGTCTTTATTCGCCATTTGTAATTACCTCTATCGTCGTCCAAATGTGACGTTGCTATCGCGCTGAGGATCGTACTTGACGTAACGGCTATCGCCACGGGTTTCGTTAAACATATTATTGTCCAACGCATCAGTGGCTTCTTGATTCTTGGCCTTATAATAGGCTCTTCGCTCTTCTACCGTTTCGTTAGGGATCTTTGCTAATAGCAACCCTTCGTTGTAAACCACGCCCTCATGCCGCCCGTTGTCCATTGTTGGTAAAGAACGCCACTCTGGAGGTAAGTCGGTGCCTCTTACGAGTTCCCAACCTTCTCTAAGGCGACGCGAGACGTTAGCTCGATCTTCTTGTCCCAACATAGACTCCCTGATCCATCTGTAGGTGTAGCCTTCAGGCGGAGTGGGGGTTTCTAGGCTGCGTACTGGACGCCACGGTTTCCTGCGAGTCTGATTATCGTGTGACTGCGAATCACGGGAAGAACGTGCGCTTGCTTTTGCTTCTGCCATCTTAACTTGCCTCTCTTGATGCAATTTTCTGCTTCTCTTTCGCTACCCGCTGCAACCATGCCTCTTCAGTCATGTTATGCGGCTTCAAGTTCCTGAGTCGCTCTAGTTCTGACTTAGAAAAGCTTACGCCATTCTTATTGCCTCGTGTTTGTGACCGACCCCCTTGAGGGGCTGAAGCAACTCTTTGCACGGCGGGTTGCTTTTCACTTCTAACGGCCTTCGACCCACTATTAGCGGATCTTGTATGAGGATAAACCGTACCAACACGGCTGTCCAACTCTTGATAATACTCGTCTGAACCTACGTCGTAGCCTTCATTAGCTAGGTTGTAGTGAACATAGTAGGCGTACTGGGTTGCCTTCAAATTTTCTTCGTTTTCGCTATCGCCGTACCACTCGTTGCGAGAGTGCCACTCTAATGCGTCTTCGGTAGGCTGAACCTCTTGCTCTGCCTGTTGAGCCTCTTGGTGCTGCACAACGCGCTCGTTGCCTTGAGAAACGTACTGCTCTTGCTGAGCAGCCTGCTGTTGCTGTCTGCTCTTCGCAACTCGAAGCTTCTCTTTTTGAATGGCAATGTCATTTTGAAGCTTGTTGGCTTTAGTAATTAGATCAGCGTCGCCAGACTCAACAGCCTTGCGATAAACGTCATCAATCTGAGCTTCTTTAGATACCAAAGCTTCTTCTTCTTTGGCTAAAACCGCGTTTGATTGCTGGGCGCTATACTGTCGGTACTGTTGAAGCTCAGCCTCTTTTTGCAGCGCAATCTGCTCTAATTGTTGCGCTCTTTGCTCAGCCTCTCGGTTCTTTTGATTTAGCTTGTTGATGCGCTTGGAAACGGACTTGGTGTAATTCTCAAGCTCGTCACCAGAATCTTCTGACTCTACAACGTCTTCTGTGACCTCAATCTCAACCGGCTCTTCTTCAAAAGCCTCTTGCTCTGCGTTTTGATTCTCAATCATGTGAAACTCACTATGTCATCAGGGTTAAGGATGGTGCCAATGACTTCATCGTCATTGATGATTCTTACTTCACCGCCGTCTTCTAATTTAAAACGAGCACCCGCGTATCGTCCGATAAGAACCCACTGTCTTTCTGCACACCAAGGGGTTTCACCAAACTTTTCGGTGTCGCCATAACAAAGTGGCCCCATTTTTACAACGTAAGCAACCACCGTAGCAAGAGCCTCACGGTCTACGGTTTCTTTCAGGAGGTGGATTCCGCCGTCGCTTTGCGCCTTACCCTTGTAGGGCAGCACAAGCATTCGCCATCCCGTAGGGTCTGGCATACGCTCTAGCGCGGATTTATCAAGAAGGGTTGGGTCAAGAACGCGCTCTTCGCTTGCAACGTAAGCGGCTTCAGTCGTAGGCGTAGTCAATTTAGATTTCCTTATAGAACTCTTTGATGGTTTCCTCGACCAAGTTTATAACAGTTAGCTCGCCCTGCAAACTTTTATAATGTTCTATATCTTTTAGCATACCGTCCATCATGACCTCGCGGATTAAGTCTTTCCGCTCAGCCATGACTCTTTTCAGGCGCGACCCAAGGTCAATATCATCCACTAGACTTTCTCGTGAAAATCAAACCCACGAGTTGCTGCTCCAGCTCCGCGAGCCTTGATAACTTTAATTTTGCCACCCATCGTCCTGCGAACCAACGCGGGTGCCGTGGGGGTTGATTTGATGCTTTTGGTTGGCGAATCAACCTTCTCAACTCGGCTCATATCTTTGATTTTCATTTCTTAGTCCCTTTCGGAGTGGTTTTCTTTGCAGGCGCTTTCTTTGGTTTCGGGGTTTTTTTAGCCGTAACCTTTTTCGGCGCGGCTGGAACTTCTTCTACATCTGGTGCTGTAGGAGCCTCAGCAACTGGCTCTGGTGCAGGTTCTTTTATTGGCGCAGGAGCTTCGGTGCCGTTTATTCGAGCCAGCTTAGTGGCGATTCTATGGTCGCTCAGGCGCTTTTTTTCTTCTTGTTCAGCGGCCTGTTTTGCAGCTAAGGCTTGCTCAACCTCGCGCATCAATTTTTTTTGTTTGCGTAACCCAGCTATGCGGTCACGCACATAGCTAGTAGATGAAATAACTGTTGCCATTATCGGCCTCCCATATTTTTGTTTTGCATGTCGAGCAGCTTCAGCTCCGCCTGTTGATCAAGGCGACGGATAGCCACGTCGAGCTTATCGTCGGCTACGTCTTTTTGGACGTTCAGCCGTTGTTTTGCAATCTCGTTTTCCAATAACTTTTCTTGAAGCCGTTGCTGCTGCTTCGACTCAAACTGCTGGTTATCAACCTCAATTTCCTTCTCCTTGATCGCCAGCTCTTGCTCTCTAATCTGCACGAGCGGATCGGTCTCATCACCCTGACCGATTGACTCAAGCAACTCTTGAGTAAGCTGCGCCAACACTGGAGAAGAAAACTTTTCTACGGCCATTTGCACTTGGCTGCTCATCTGTTGCAGTTGATCTGGCGGAACCTGACCCGATTGTTGGGCCTGCTGCACCTCCTGCATTTGTTGTTGCACCTCTGGCGGCAGTTGGTTTTGAACCATCTGGCCAGCCATAAACTGTAGGTGCTGCATCATATGCCCAATGATCATGCCCTGTAGCTGGGGGTTTTGTTTCACCACATCAGTCAAAAACAACGACCTGTGAGCGTCGATGTGCGCCTGATGGTTTTGCTGCTCAAACGCCTGAGCTGGCTGACCCATCAAAAAGCCTGAGTTCTCGATGCCAGCATCAATCGGCATAGGCGGCTGTGGAGGCGGCGGAGGCGTCAACAAGCTATCAATGTCGTTTACGCCCAGCGCGGCGTACATGCGCCTGTAAGCCTCGTATATGCCGTTTGGCCCGTGTATCTGGGGGTTGGACTGCACCATCTGCAACAGCTCTTGAGCCATAGTAATGCGCTGGCTTTGGCTGAAAATGTTGGGGTCAGATACAGGTATTACGTCCACTCGACCATCAAAATCCTGACCCATAATCTCTTGTGGGCCGTTCTTGGACATATACGGATAACTTTGGGGCAGGTACTCAGAAAAGACTTTTGCTAGAAGCTGAAACTCTAACTTTTGGCTGTAATGCAATCGCTTGTGGATTGCGCTCATAACCTTGGTGCCACGCTCCAATAAAGCCACCGTAGTGCCTACAGGCATGGCTTGATTCACATCACCTACGTTTGTGTCGGCAATAGACGCAAACCGCTTACCAGACTCTACAAGAAGCCCTAAAAGCTGCATAAGCACGTTAGAAGGCTCTTTGATTGGCAGCGGAATCAAATTTTCTTTTAAAGACGCTCCAGTGGTATCGATATCGCGGAACTCGCCCGGTTGTAACGGGTTGTCCTCGTCACGAATACGCATACCACGAGCCTTGAAACCTGCTGGTAGGTTAGCCAAGGTGCCTGCATCGATGAGCTGACGCAGAATAGACGTGGCTGACTTTGAGATGCCGCCAATCATGTGGCTTAGGCCCAATCCATAGAATCCTAAGCCGGGCAAAAATTTATACTGAACAAAGAAGTTGATCTTATTCTTTAGTGGGTCGCCCTCAACATAGTTGCGCGAAATACGCAAAACTTTGCGGCTACTTTCATCAACGGTCACAATGTAGGGCAGCTTTAGGCCCGTAGGCTCGCCGTCTTCGCCTATATCTTCAAAGCCGGGCAGGTCTAATATCGTATGAGTTTCAAAAACAGCGCGATCTCTGTCTTCTTGATAAGCAGGCTCCATGCCCTCAATCTCATCAATCTCTTCTTCAATCTCGCTGCGGCTAACCACCATGCCGCCGCCTTTAAGCTCAACATCGGCATAAAATCCGTTGAGTTGCTGCTTCTTGATTTCGTTTCGGCTCATGTTAATGATGTGAGTTACACGCTCAGCCGTGAATAAATCAGTGGCCTCGTAAGGCACAACCAAGTCCTCTGGCGCAATAAACTTACTCATGGCGCGGCTTGCGCCAGTGTCGAAGTAGACCTTCTTGAACGCAGAGCCTGCTAACGGCAAATAAAACAACAGCATATCCAGCTCTGGGTCATACTCTTGCATCACATTCATGATGTAGTAATTCATGAAGTCTTGAACGCGCTCGGCCTGCATTTCAGACTCGGCGTTGCGGTTTCCAACCACCTCAGTCTTTACTGGGCCTTTGGCTGGCAACAATTCTTTATACGCTTGCGCTTGAAACTGGGTAACAGACTCCGCCAGTATCGGGTGAATTACGCCAGAAGAACCCTCGAAGGGCTGACTCCTAGAGTCATCAAACTTCATGCCTAAATACTTCAAGCCGTCTTTGTAGGTCTTTTCCCACTCTGAACGACTCTCTTTGTCAGATTTGACTGAGTCAATAATTTCGTTGGCAAGCTTTGAGAGATCGTTATCTGAAACTAGGTTTACAAGGTTTTCATTAAACCCCGCCTCAATAGGCATTTCTTCTGGCGCATCAATTTCATCGTCAATAAGGATTGCTTCTTCAGTAACCAATATCTCAGCGGCGTTGCGGATCTCGTCGTTCAGGGTCATCTCAGGCTCGACCTCAATGGCGCTGCCCATCGGCATAACGTCAGGATTGTCTTCTGTGCCTAAACCTTTTTTTTCAATCGCCATCAGTAATACACCTGTCTGTCACGCCTCAAAAATTCAGCCTCTTCAGGATAATCATTATCCAAGGCCAAGAAGCCGCCCTGCCTAAAGCGCATCAACGCCATCGTTGAGCTATCGCAGTAGTCATCGTGCTCGCCAAATGGAAACGATGCCATTTCTTCAATGACCTCGTCGGCAAAAACCTCGTCTGGTGCCCAAACCATTCCCGACTCAAAGATCGGGGCGACACTGTTCATTCTGGCAATCTTATCCTGACCGCGACTTGGTGTATATGACGTAACAGGTATTCCCATTCGGCGCAACTCTTGGGTAAGCGGCGTACCCGAAGCCTTTGCCTCAATCAAAACGCAGTCAGGCTCCCAGTATTTATACTCGTCATATGCAAGCCTTTTAAGCTCTGGAAAGTCCAGACGCACACGCTTTGCGTCTAGCAAAATAATCTGCTCCGCGTCGCTTTCGGGAGGCGTGAAAATGGCCCATGTGGTAATCGCGCTATAGTCAGCGGTTTCTTTTTTGCTGAATGCGGTGTCATAGCTTTGAATGACGTAATCATACGCAGGAACATGATCATACTCCCACCGACGCCACCATTCGCGCTTTACAATAGATCCAGCTTCCGCCGTGGGGTTCTGCATCCACTGGCTGTTCCACTTGCTGATCGGCAGCGACGCCTTGACTGACAAAAGCTCTTCTTTTTTCCAGAATTCAGGCCAGAGCGGGGTGTCTGATTCAGGCATAATCGCGGGAAACTCAACGACCTCCCACTGGTCTGCGTGGTCATCCCCCTGCTTCTTGAGAACCTTGCCCACTAGATCTTTGGTTGACCAGCGAGTCATTACAATAATTATGATTCCACCCGGCTGGAGACGTTGACGCGGCCCTGACGTATACCAGTCATAAGCCGACTCCATCGCCGTAGGCGATAGCGCGTCTTGCTCAGAATGCGGATCGTCAATGATTAAGAGGTCAGCACCACGACCCGTGATTGCACCACCCACACCAGCATAGAACGATTCGCCCTCGTGGTTTGTTGTCCAGCGACCCGCTGATTTGTTGTCTGATTGAAGCTTTACGTCTGGAAAAATTTGAGAGTAATCGTCCGAGTCAATAAGGTTTCTCACCTTACGACCAAAGCGCACAGCCAACTCAGCGGTGTGCGTGGTTTGAATTATCTTGAGGTCTGGGCGTCTGCCCATCATCCAGCTTGGGAAATAGGTGCTGGCAAACTCAGACTTAGAGTGTCGAGGCGGTAGACAAACGATAAGGCGCTTGAGCTTGCCCTGAGCTATCTTGTTGAACTTGTCACCAATGATTTTGTGGTGCCGACCCAATATGCACTCAGGCCACATGTGCTGAACAAACTCAATAAAATCGCCCTGACACTTGTCCTGCTTGTCCATCTGATCGTAACGGGACAGCAGAGCCAGAGCCTCGTTTTGATCCTGCTCACTTAGGATCTCAAAATCTTTCAGCGATAACTCAGACATTGTTATTGCTGATATTCACCAGTTCGTATCATCTCGGTCACCTCAACAGCACGATTGCCCACCTGTTGGCTCCAACGACTGTCCATAAACTCATCGGCTGCTATGTCGAACTGCTCACGGGACATAGCCTCAATAGCCTTCACAAACCCTCGCAGGCGTGTTAGGCCAAGGTTGAAGCATATGTCAATCATCGCATCTTGTCGCGCTTCGTTGAGTGCGGGGAACCAGAAATAAGTGTCTTCAAGCTCTTCTCGCACGCGCTTAATATCGTTGTTTAAGAGGTATTCGATCTCATCATCTGACAAGCCAAGACCAGATTCGCTGATATT